TGCGCGCCGACTTGGAGAGTTGCCAGAGTGGTCGAATGGGACGGATTCGAAATCCGTTGTACGGGCAACCGTACCCAGGGTTCGAATCCCTGACTCTCCGCCACAAATCAAGGGCTTGCGTGATTTTCTCATGCAGGCCCTTTTTGTTTTCAGTGGCGTTTGGGGGAGCTATGGGGGAATGGGTGCCGGAAAGCGGTGTAGCGGATTCCCCCAACGGCGGATAAAGTACACCCATGGCCTACTTCGAAAAACGGGGCGACTCATGGCGTGCACAGGTGCGCCGCAAGGGTTACCCGACCATCTCCGCGACATTCGACACCAAGGCGGAAGCCCAGCGCTGGGCGACCGAGATCGAGGGTGATATGTCGCGCGCGCGTTTCGTTGATATCCGAGAGGCCGAGCAGACCTCAGTTGCCGACGCCTTGCGCCGGTACCGCCGAGAGGTGACTGATTACAAGAAGGGGGCAAAGCAGGAGAGCACCCGGATTGATCGCTGGCTGGAGCATCCGCTGGCGGCGAAGTCACTCGCAACCCTGCGATCTTCCGACCTGGCTGCATGGCGGGACGATGAGTTGCAGGCCGGCAAGTCAGGTTCAACCGTTCGGCTCAACCTGGCGATCATCAGCCACCTGTACACCATCGCGATTAAGGAATGGGGCATTCAGGGGATCACGAACCCCTGTGCCAGTCTGCGCATGCCGAAACCCGGCAAGGCCCGCGACCGTCGCCCGACAGCTCAAGAGCTGACGGCAATCAAAGAGGCTGCGCTGAAATACCATCGTGAGCTGCCGATCATCATTGATCTGGCAGTAGAGACTGCGATGCGCCGTAGCGAGTTGCTGACCCTGCGCCGGGATCAGATCCGGGGCAAGGTGGCACACCTGGAAGATACGAAGAACGGCGACCGGCGATTGGTGCCGTTGTCAGTGCTGGCGCGGGATCTGCTGGCCAGCCTGCCGCCGCGGATCGATGGAAAGGTGTTCTCTATCGCGCCGAACTCGGTAAGCAGCTGGTTCCCGAAAGCCTGCGCAGATGCAGGCGTTTCCGGTCTGACCCTTCACGACCTGCGCCACGAAGCGACAAGCCGTCTGTTTGAGCGTGGGCTGAACATGATGGAGGTCGCTGCCATCACCGGACACAAAACCCTTACCCAGCTCAAGCGCTACACCCACCTCAGCCCGCATGACTTAGCCGACAAACTTGGCTGAGTTTTGGCGGTGTCTCGCGCTTTCGCCCCGTCCGCACTGGGCGGTGCTCGCCTTCCTCGTACTCTCTCAGAAAGCGGCGCACTGACTCGGTACGCCAGCACAGCCGCGCGCCCTGTTTAAACCCTGGCGGCAACCACTTTGCGCCGTCGCGGATGGCTGTTCTGATTGCGGACTCAGTGCGCCCGAGCATCTGAGCCAGCTCAGGTACATGGATAATTTCGCGTTCCATTGGTCATGCCTCCCGGCTCAGTGCTTCACCAGGCGCAGGCAGCGCCCGTCGTTGACAATGTTGATGCGGCTGGTATCCATTCGCGGGCTGTCGAGAACGCGCATGATCAATACCGAAAGCTGCTCCAACAGTTCTGGCTGCATCTGGTCGTAGTCGACACAGTGCAGCGTGTGCAGAATGCTGTACGCCTCGCGGTCTGGGACGATGCCGAGCATCTTGATGATGTTGTCGATAGTGCATATGTCGAAATACTTCTGGGTGAGCATCTTCTGCAGCGCTGCTGTCGCCGCCATGACTTTGATGTCGGACATTGCTATGCCTCCCGGCGTGTAGGGTGGTTACTCGTCGTCGCGCTTGAAGTCGTTCAGGTCAATGCGCCAGTTCTCGATCTGGCCGGTGCCGTCGATCTTCATGATGATGTAATCGCCATATCCGCTTCCGCCCGGGCTGAGTATGTCCGGCACATAGCCATCCTTCTCGACCAGAACATTGCGGTCGGCATCGAGCAGCAGATAGCGCCCCTGATCGCAGACCTTGTAGTGGATGTCAGCAACCACGCCTTCCGGCCAGTCGATAACCTTGCCGGTTTCCAGTTCGATGGTCGGGCACCAGATCCGACCCGCAAGGAAAGGCACCTTGGGTTCGTCTTCGCAATCAGCGACGCCGTTTAGGGTGGCGTCTTCGTAATAGCGCGCCTCGGCTTCGACCTTGAGGAATACAGAGCTGACCAGCTTGCGCTCGATAACTTCGATTTGAATTGGCATGGCAATGCTTCTCCCTCCGGCGCTGCCGGATGCTTGAAAGTGGGGTAGGGATAGCCCGATAGGGGTAATCGGGCGGATATAGCGGGGTGGGGCTATCGCTGGCGCTTGACCCTGGCTTGCTCAATCAACGCTGCCGTGCCGCGAACGCACGACCCGCCGACATATTGTATGTACGCCATAGAGTCTCGCCCGTGGCCGCAGCATGCATTCCAGATAGGGCCGGGGAGCGTGCCTAGACAGCCGTCATGGCCTTCCGGCGACGGCATAAGCCCGCAGTGCTCGCACTTTCCGATCTGGCCGCTACCGGCTGTTTCTGGGGTGTGCATCACGGCTTCATGGACCTCGCTTATCATTGCTGGCGCGGCTCGTGCCACTCGCACTTGACGATGATCGTGCCATCCTGGTCTTTGCCTATGGGTCGCATCTGAGCAAATGGCAGGGCAGAGCAATCCTTGTCACGGCGGACGCAGCCGGCGCACATGCGGCCTTTGGGGCGGTGGGTCATTTTGCACCTGCCATAGCGCCCAGCGCACTGATAACCAGCACCCCGCCAAGCGCGAGCCCGGCCCCGGCGACAACTGAAAGGAGGAACACGTCACCGGCGATGCCGAGTTGGCGCGCCAGTTCGCGCAATAGCTTGCTCACGTCTCACCCTCCTTGCCTAGATACTCCAGACACCAAGTAGGGTGGAATGGCATGGTGTGGTTGTACCCATCCAGCTGGATGTTTAGGCGGCAGTCGCGCGCACTGCGGATCGTTCCGAGTTCGCGCTTGCCGCTGCCAGTGTATGCCACCCGGCCGCCGCGCTTTGCTGGTACGCCGTACCACTTCCGGGTTCGCTCCATGTTTCCGGCCATCACTCACCCTCCTTGCCCTGCTGGGCTAGGGCCGCTTTGAGGCGAACAATCGTGCCCATGCCGGCGCGATCTGCCCGCAGTCGCTCAATCACAGCCAGCGCCTCGCGCGCGACATCCTCCAGCTCCGCTATCCGCGCCTTGTCTGCTTCAATAATCAGGGCCATTTCACGCATAGCCGGTGCCAAGTCTTGCGGTCGCTCCGCAAAACCTTCTACCGGTTCGCAGACCCCAACTGATGCCGGGATACCAATGCACTGGCGGGAAGCCAGCTTGTGCATTGTGAAAGCGTCGCGCTGCTCTTCCAGCAACTTAATCCGCGCCTTGTCTGCTGCGATGCCGTCCGACAGGTAGCGCTCAAGCTCTGCCGTCCGCTGGGCGTCGGTCATACCCGTGCAGACGTGGCGTGTCAGAGCTTTGCGCAGTCGCTGGTTTTCCGCAGTCACAACGTCTCGCTGCTCACGCGCTTTTACCTTCATGTCGTACTGCTGGTCTCGGTCGGCTTGCAGTTCGGCAATGGCGGCTTCGTGGTCGGCTTGCAACCTTTCCGTCTCGGCTTGCAACCTTTCGTAGTCGGTGAGGCGGATGAGTGGCGCTACCTGCTCGCCATCGTCCATAAGCTGTTCAGCATATGCGCGGTCAACGCATGCGTGGCGACCTCTGTGTTCCCACATATACGCCACCACTTCCGGCTTACTCATGGCCGCACCTCCGTCTTTCCGCGCAGCAACCAGACGGCAAGGCGCTCGCGGATGGTAAGGAACCGGGACTTGCCGCGCGCGTTGACGATCAGCAGGCCGTCACGCTTTTTGTGGACGCGGATAGACTCTCCATCGAGCGCGTGCGAAGCTGCCAGTAGCGTCTTTTTCGCATCCGATTGAGGCGTGTCATCGTTGTAGGTAAGACAGCGGGCGACACCTTGGCATTTGCTGGCCAGTTCTGATAAATGCTTACTCATGGGGCTGCTCCTCTGCGCAGCGGCATACGCCAATCGAAAAGCAGTTTGTGTCGCCAAAGAAAGGCGTAACAGTGCAGCCATGAAACAGCCATTGGCCAAGCAGCTTTCCCATATCAGACCTGTCTGTGCGTTTAGCATCAAGGGCGCCGACAGTAACGCCGCACTGGCATGTTGCTGTGAAACCGGACGGTGCTCGCTTCATCACTTCGCGCCTCCGCTCTGGTGGGAGTCGAGGGCGTCAGCAAACTCAGAATGAATGCGCTCGCGCTCTTTATGCAAAGTCCACTCGCAACAATGCACGTCAGGGTTAATAGGGTTCGGCCCGCCAGCGTCGATGCGCGGCACGATTCGGTCAACCAGCCCCGCCACGTCCGGGGCAGGCGCTGCCATCCGCATGATCGCGTCAGCAACTACGCCCTCAGACTGACCGCCGATAGACAGCAGTACGTCGATGATCGACTCGCGGGATAGGGCCGGCGCTGCCGGCTGTGGGGCTGGCGAGTCTCGCAGCACGTGGTCGATCAATGCGCTAACCGCCATGACGCTGCCAAACTCCATATACCCAGCAGCGTTTGTGCGCCCGCCAACATGCGCGATGCGCTCGCCAAGGTTCATGCCGTGTGTGGGGCTTTTCTCTCCGTGTGCACGTTCGTAGTAGCTGACCGCCTCCTGCTCCACCCGCTCAACAGGCGCAGGGGCGGGCGGGGCTGCGAGAAGTGCGTCAAAATATGCCCACATGACGCGCTCATGGGCCTCTCCGTCCGGGTATAGCCAGACACCTGCGCCGCCGATCGGCTTGACGTAGATCGGCGCCCCGTCTCGCTCGACTTTCCACCCCTCCGGCACACATACCCGCTTGCGCAGCTCTGCCAACTCAGACCGCGCAGCCAGCAGTTCTTTTTCCAGGTGTTCGGCGTAGTCGGTCATGCCGCCACCTCATGCTTGTCAACAATGCCCAGTCCGCGCTCAATGATCTGCTGCGACGGCTTGCCCATCAGCACCTCGCGCAACACCTCAACGGCCTCATGCTTGGCCTGAGTCTCTGCCAGTAGCGCCTGCTCCAGCTCTGCTACCTGCTCCCGCAAAAGGACCGCATTCAGCAGGGCGGTATCAATCGCGCACTCGATGCGCTGCTGCTCAGTTTGCGGGACGACCTCATCATGCTGCTGCTCAGTTTTCATAGCTCTGCTCCTCAGTTTCTGGATAGCGCCGCAGGCCGCGGACGCCGGTTTCGCTGTCGATAGCGATCTGGGTGATCTGCCGTGCCAGCTGCCGCATCTGGGCAGGGGTCATGATGGCGTCAAGCCCTGGCAGGCCGTTTACCTCGGCCAAGGGCTGGCCGTTGCGCCCGGCTATGTGCCGGGCTGTGAGTTGGGTGATCATGGAGTTACCTCGGGGAAGGGCGGTTAGGCGGTGGGGCGTAGCGAGACGAAGTATCCCGGCAGGCCGCAGCTTTGAAGCGCTGTATGATTTTCTTGGCCGTAGGCGATCAGCACGGACGGTGCGCCAGCGCTGTTCTGGCTTGGCTTGCCCTTGAAGTCGCAGAACTGGAGGCGGCCTTTCAGAAAGAGCATTGCGTCCGCGTATGGAAAAACGTGCTCCTGAAACATCTTTGTTTCAGTCCTGGCGAACGTGAGAGCGATACCGTTTGCGTGGTCAGCCATCCTGGCGAGGAACTTCACGCACTCGCGACCATAAGGCGGGTTGCACCATACCCTGCATTCCCAGGGCTGTGCCAAGCCGTTATCGAAAACGGTTAGGTGCCTCTTTGCTGTGTTCCACGGTCTCCGCTCTTCCGGCGGTGAGCATGGGTCAAGGTCAAACTCACCAAGAGCGGCAAGGATGTGCGGCGGGGTTAGCCACTCTTCTTTCCCGATGTCGTTGTCATGCGTAAATCCATCCCGCCGCTCATGTGCGCGCCCGGAGAAGATATCAAGGGTTTCCATGGTCACCTCGGGTTATCAGCGGCCTGCACCTGCTCGGCCAGTTGGTTTACTCGATCGCGCCACTCGCCAAGCGATTGCTCTGAGGCATCGGCGCTGGGCTTCTTGCATTCAGAGTGGAGCGGGCAGCGCTGGCAGCTTGAGCTGGTGCGCCAGTTGTAGTTGGCGGCGCAGATTGCCTGCGCGGACTCGGACAGCTCGGTGGCCATGGTCACCTCAAACAGGAAGGCTCAGCTGCTCTTCTTCGCTGGGCTTGGGCTGGGTTGTGGCTGCCGGGTGCGGCCCTTGGCCTGCCATGTACAGGCAGTTCGCCTCGATGCCGTGCTGGCGCTGTATGTCGGGATGCACGATTGTCAGGACGCCGCCGAAGCCCTGAGCAATCAGGGCGTGCTCAGCAGCTATCCGCGCCACTTCCTCATAGGCTTCTTCGCGGGTCATGGTTACCTCTGGCCGGACGGCCGTTAATGCGTGCTGGCGCTCCAGCCTGCGCTGGTGACCACGTTGCCGTGGGTGGCAATCATGTTCTGGAATAGAGCGTCCATTACGGGGATCAGGGTTCTGGCGGTTTCGCGCACGCGAGTGCTGTGTACGAACTTTTCGCCGCTGGGCAGGACAAGCCACGCCTGCGCTCGCCACCATGTTGGGCGCTTCGGGGCGCTGCCGCGCTCGATTGGCCTTCCGCCTCCCGCCGCGTTCAGGATGTAGGTGACGGTGCAGGCCATCAGCGCACCCCAAACTTAATCTCATACTTCAGCGCCCAGTGCTTGGCCGTGCCATGCGGTACGCCAAGCCACTTGGCCGCGTCAGCGGTTGTAGCGCCATCTGCTGCGCAGCGCCGCAACTCGGTCAGCTGCTCGGCTGATGGCCCGCCGCGCCGACCTCTGCCGACCTCGATATCAATACCGTGCTCGCCCGCAGCTTTCACGATCATGCCGCGTGAGCACCCGAGCTTTTCAGCGATATCGTTCGCGGACATCAAGCCAGCCAATGGCCGGATCTTCTCGGCCAGCTTCGCCCTGGCCGACCGGTTCTTTGCGGTTTTGGCCGCGACGGCAGCGGCCATCGAAACGTGCAGCCCTTCGCCGGACTTCACGAACTCCGGCTTGGCTGGCTTCTGTGCTGGCGCTGGCTCTGGCTTCTCGCCGCGCTCAAAGGCTGCGCGGGCTTTGTCGATCATGGCTTGGGCCGCCAAGCGACTGGCCGGGATGTTTTGTTGGAGTAGCATCACCAGCCCCCTTGCAGAATGCTGGCGTTTGTACCGGTGCGGATGTAGTGCAGATCTTCGATCTTGAACTGCTCATCAACGGTGAACAGGGGGTTGCAGGCCGGGCAGTGACCCGCCACCTCAATCGAGTGGCTCGCGATGTTGTACTGCCCATAGTCTCGGGAGCAGGCCGGGCATTTCACCAGCTGCTCGCAGCAGGACTTAGCGGCCACCTCATCGGAGTCGTGGAGCTTTCCACACTCGCCGCACTCGTACACCTCCCAAACCTCGGGCTGGCAGCATTCGCGGGCATCATCCTCGTCTTTGTGGATTTCGTCGCAATGGCTGCACTGATAACGGGTTTTGCATTCCATTTTTCAGTCTCCGTGACATACCGCCGTGACACTACGGCTCCGCAACAAACTTGCGCAGGGCAGCGTCATCCAGGCGGTCGGCGTTATGGATTAAACGGGTCAGCAGGTCGTGCACCTCGTCGATGCCGGTGACCTGCTGGATGCGCTCGATGTGGTCTGCTGTGCCCTGGTACACCTCGACCTTGAGGGTGTAGGCCAGCAGGCGGGCGCGGCGCTCTTCTGCCTTGAGCTTGTCGCGCTCGCGTTGCTCCCGCTTGCGCTCTGTGGCTGACTTGGCCATGACTACACCAACGCCGCCGGTTTGCGCTCTTGCTGCCGCCAGGCGTCTGAATAGGGCAGGGCGTGGTGGGTTTCGAATACCTGCAGCCCGAGGCGCCTGGCTTCTTCGATCTCGGCCAGGGTGCCGCTGGAGGCCTCCCAGCCGGGGCAGAGCACAACAACATCAGCGCGACGCAGCAGCTCCATGGTGGCGGCCAGCCAGAACTCGTCGCCGATGTGCGGGTCGACCAAATCGAGGTCACCGGTGTTGGCGTGAGGCACGATCGGAGACCACCGCTTACGCGCGACCAGCAGGCCGATGGCGCGTGCGGACTGGATGTTGAGGGTGACCGCTTCCCGGGTCGCGCCGCGGTAGGGGCCGGCGATGTAGGCAACCGGCATGCGGGCGGGGCTCATGCGGCACCCCGCAGGCTGAGTGATGCGCGGGCGCGCTCATAGCGTTCGCGCTTGGCTACGGCGTTCTGGTAGCCGTTGGCCCAGCCAACGACGGTGCCGCCCAGGGTCAGGCGCCAGAAGGATCCGCGCCCGGTTGATTCGATTTGGATTTGCTGTTGCATGGTCACGTCCTCTGTCACACGTAATCGAAGGGGTTGTAGAAGGGGTCGTCCCGGCGGGCGCCGCCCTTGATGCGGACCAAGCCGCCGCGCGGGTTGCGTGGGGCGCGCTCCTGCTGGGTGTCTGGCGTGGAGTTGACCACCACGCAGCACACGGCCAGGAAGATGGCGAGCGGGGCGATGATGGCGCGCCGCATGGCCTCGGCCACCAGCTGTGCGCGGCGGTGGGCGCCGAGCTTGAACATGGCGCTCATGATCCGCTTGCGCACGCTGTCCGGTGCCAGACCGGCATCGCGGGCAATCTCTTTGTCTGTTTGGCCTTCGGCTACCCGAAGGGTGAACTCAAGTTCTCGCGCACTCAGCAGGCCGGTAACGCCCCGCCAGTGCTCACTGGTGAGTGTTGTCATGGTGGTGCTCCGGATGGGTGCCCGCTGGTGCTTCCGGGCACAGGAAGGGAATAGGTGCGCTGCCTTTTTATGACGCGAATATGTCGCAGCGCGAGCCCGTCGCACGGGCTGCTGGCTGCGCCCGGAGGCGTTGCCGTTACTGTGCCCACGCATGGTGGGTCAGCTGTGATGCAGATGGCCGGTGCTGCTTTCTTCCGGCATGGATGGCGATCCGGTGATTTTTCATAGCAGCCGCGAACCCAATCACGGCATAGCACGTCTATCCGCCAATACCTTTTCTTCTCGCGACCGTATAGCGCATCAGCCTGCGCATTCATCTGCATCTGAATCAGCACTGCCGCCATGATTGCGAGTCAAGGCGTTCGGTCGCACCGCAGTGCTGATTCAGATGCCCAGCAGATATACCGCTGCTGGGGCCGGTACCAGGTCACGCGGGCGGATGTTCAAGCGTAGGACTCCGCGCCCTGACTGCCGGTGATATATGCCCCTCCGCCGGCTGGGGTCGTCGTGCTCAATGCTTGGTGCAGACGTGGTGCTTGGCATTGCATCCGCACCGGACGCCGTGACCTGTTACCCGGTAGTGATGGGTGATCGCCGGAAGAGGGCGGCCGCCTCGGCATACCATGCGCACGTCTTCAACCCATTCCAGCCGGGTAAAGTGCGCCGCGCCGTGAATCAGGGCAGGGCCGGGGGTAGTTTCTGGGAAGAAATCCCAATCAGTGTCAGTGTTCATGCAACCTCCTGTCAGGGTGTGCAGAGAATCAGGTGCCCGGTGAACGCAGCCCAAAGGAATGCGCCGCCGAGGACTGCGAGCGTGACTACCGAGGCTGTCGCCACGCCTTCGCTGATGAGTCGAATAATCTTCATGCGTTACTCCTGTTCGATTCGCCGGATGGCCCTGTCGCCAAGGCCATCGAGGAAATCTTTCCCCTACCAAACCGCCGGGGTGGCGGGGCGCGCAGCGTGCCGGGTCATTCGCTCGGTTCGGTCATTCCAACCTCGTCCGCTGCTGGGTTTTCCCAGCATGGGCAGGCGTTCGGGCCTGTCGGATCGCCGGTCGCCGTCAGAGGCTGCGCGGTCTGTTTCTGCGCTTTTACGTTCTGCCGCGCAGGCCGGGAGCAGGAAGCGCTGATCGCTTCGATTCATCCCTTGGATTGTTAAAGAGCTGTCGGGGCTGGCCCTGGCCGTTGGTGCTGGCTTGGGATAAATATGAACCAGTAGTACATAATCGTCAAGAACCAAAAGTACATATTTTTACGGAGACAAAAGAAAACCCGCCGAAGCGGGCTGGGGGAGGGCACAAAAAAGCCCGCTCGGGGCGGGCTTGGGTCGCAAGAGGGAAATCGCATATCATCGCGAAAACAGTCCACGGGAGGTACGTCAGTGAACGCCCAGCAAACTATGAACTTAAAGCTGTTCTCGCTCGTCAGGCCAACCAGGGATGGAGAAAACCACCTGGTCTACAACTCCTGCGAGGGGTGGCGAGTTGCCGAGTGGGATGATGACGACCAGGTTTTTCGGATGTTTATGGGCGAGCCACTTGATGCGAATTATGTGGTTTTCTGGACAGAGCTGCCTGATACGCGTGTCATGTGCGCAATGGAGCAAAGGATTGCCTGCCAGGCATTAGAATTTGACGCCGTGGTTGAGAGAGACAAGCCAAATATACTAATCGAGCGGTGAGGTCCTCCTAAATATCCACCCCAATTAGGCGTAGTCGATCAAGGTTGTCTTTGTCGAAGAATAGAGTGCCTTGCCGTATAAGGTGCTCAATCCTATCCAGTTGCTTCGGCAGGTTGTTTACGGTGCGGTGAGCGAAGTTGATCTCCCGCTCCTTCCATTCGGACACAGCCTCATAATTGGACTCGTATATTTGCTCCAGCAATCCGGTCAGATTGAGAGGGTCTTCGTCTCGGCGAACGTCAGCCATGAATTCAACGCCCTGTATCTCCCCGAGAAGGATCGCCTTACTGGGCCGAGCTCCAGACTTTCTTTCGCCCTGATTTGTCTCGTAGTAGGCTTCAAGCTCATCGCCAGACAGAAATTCGTGCCTGTACACCCTGCCATCGCGCTCCTTCCCCATGCGGAAAAGTCTATCGCTTTGCCCTCGGCTTATGCGCCCGCGAAGCTCCAGACGCTTAGCTTTGAGGGCGTCGTACTGAAACTTTAATGCCTTTAATCGCTCCAGTAATTGTGGTTCAGACTGTATCTCAATAATTCGCTTCAGTTTTAGATGTCGGTTATACAGAGCATCATGTCGACGCACCTCAATCTTAAACTCTGCGTCAAAGTGAGCACCGCCACAATCCCGACCAACATTGGTCTCGCTGCCATCTTTTAGGCGTATAACAACCCCGTTCAGGTTGGGAGTGCGACAGGAATGTATGCCGCACAGAATCTTTTCGCCAGTAATTCGATATGGGCCGACCACTCCGGCGAAGCGGTCGTCGCGAGAGTTCTTTATGTCAATGGTCTCGATGTAGTTTGGTCGCGACGTTATGGATTCAATGGTGTCGAATATAACTAAATCGTTACCCGGAACTTTGCTCACAGACTCCCTCCAATAATCCCAATCACCACCCCAAAAACCACCAGCACCACCACCGCCTCCAGCAGCTGCCGCCTCGCCCAGCGCTTACCCTCAAACAGGGCCTGCCAGAGGCGGAAGCCGAACATCACTTAGTCACAAGCCATGCAACCAGAGCCCCGATTCCACCAAGCGCGGTTCCGGTCATTAGTGTCGCCCGAATAAGGGCAACCACGGTTGCAGGCCCGATCTCTGAATACCACCTGTTTATCTCTGATTCCGGGATGCCATTTGCCCGCATCTGGTCAGCCGTTCGCGCGGCGTGCTGTGACATGAAGAAAAAGGAAATGAACGCCGCGCCAATGTAAGAGCCAACGAATATCCAGATGTACATAATCTCCGGTCCTTAGAGTTTCTTGCCGTTCCACACCATGACGGCGCGGGCGTGGAAGATCACTTCGTTAGCGTTGACTACAAATGGGTCGTGATTGCGGTTGTCCGAAATAATCTTCAGCTCGGTCTTGCTGACCTTCTGGACGCGCTTGATGTAGGCGAGGTTGTCCCAGGTGAACAGGTACACGCCGTCGGAGACGAACTCGGTCACGCCGCAGTCAACGAAGATCGGGTCACCGTGATTGATGGTCGGCTCCATGCTCTGGCCCCACCCGGTGACTACTGCCAGTTTTGATGCGCTGGTGTAGCTGACGCCAGCGGACTCGAAGAACGAGCGGTGGATAGTTATCTCGCGCAGCACGTCCAGGTAGTCGGCCGGGAGCTGTCCGCTCCCCATGGCGGCGCGAAGGTCATATTGAGTTATGCGCAGCTCGCCGTCGCGCAGTCCTTTCTTTGTGAAATCAGCAGCGATCACGTTGCTCTCCTGTCCTTGGTTGTCGCTATCGGGCAGCATCCCGCCGTCCCCGTATTGCAGCCACTCGACCCTAACGCCGAGGGCGACAGCAATGGAAAGCATGTTGCTGCGCCCAGGCATTGACTCTGCATTGATCCACTTGCTGGCGGCCTTCGGCGTTCTGCCGGTGACATCGGCAAGGTGCCGGCCAGCCCCCCATTCAGCGACCCCCGCATGAGCGAGAGCGACCTTAAGGCGTTTGGCGAATGCTATGCGTAGTGCTTCCTGTTGAACCATAGGTTCATCATTGCACGCGCTTGCATGTACTTTCAGTTCCGACATAATATGTACTTTGAGTTCATATTTAGGATCAGCAAACATGACCGCTCTTAAGCAGGCAATCAAAAAAGCAGGCGGCCCTGCGAAGGCTGCAGAGGTTTGCGGGATCAGCCAGCGTGCCATCTACAAGTGGCTCGCCAGCGGAAGCCTGCCGCGCACCGAATACACCGGAGAGACTCGGTACGCCCATCAACTCGCAGAGGCGAGCGGCGGAGACTTCACCGCCGAATGGCTGCTTGCCGAAGCGTCTCCGAGCAAGTCAGCCGCCTGACCACAACTACATGGTGCCGCATGCGGACGGGTGCGTTAAGCGCACTGACGGTGCTGGTTTTTCATACAGGCAATAAAAAACCCCGGCATTGATGGGTGGGGACCCTGCCGGGGCTTCGAGAGAGAGGACATTATGGCTACAGACGTGATGCTGAGCAATACCCGCTCCGAGCTGACGATGAGCAGCGAAGAGATTGCCGACCTGCTGGGTGCGCGGCACGACAGCGTGCAACGGACCATCCAGAGGCTGGCGCTGAAGAAGGTTATCCCTTTACCACCAATGGTGGAAAAGCCCGCCACCGGTGGCCGCCCGGGATTGGTGTACCACGTGAGCAAGCGCGACAGCTATGTGGTGGTGGCGCAGATGTCGCCGGAGTTCACCGCGCGCTTGGTTGATCGCTGGCAGGAGCTGGAAGACCAGCAGGCCGCCCGGCCTGCAATCCCTCAAACACTCCCCGAGGCACTGCGCCTTGCTGCTGACCTGGCTGAGCAGTGCGGTGCGCTGCGCGTGGTGGTTGCCGAGCAACAGCCGAAGGTGGAGGCGCTGGCGCGCATTGCCGACAGCAGCGGGACGATGTGCCTGACCGATGCTGCCAAGCACCTCGGCGTGCAGCGTAAGTGGCTGCTGGCCTGGATGCGCGATAACCGCTGGATCTACCGGCGTGAGGGATCGGCCCGCTGGCTGGCGTATGCGCCGCGGCTGTCTGCTGGGCTGCTGGAGCACAAGGTGACGGTGATCGGCCTGGACGATGAGCAGCAGGACCGGTTGGCGTCACAGGTGCGCGTCACGCCGAAGGGGCTTACCAAGCTGGCGCAGAAGCTGGGCGGTGCCGCCCGATGAGCACGATGATCATGAGCCAGTGCTGGCCTATCCAAGGCATCAGCGCGACCCAGAAGGCGGTGCTGATCAGCTTGGCGGACAACGCGAACGATGAGGGCGTTTGCTGGCCGTCTATTGCGAGCATTTCAGAGCGTACTTGCCTGTCTGAGCGCGCCGTTCGGTCTTCGCTGCGCAAGCTGGAGGATTTGGGGCTGCTGGTGAGCCATCAACGGTCTGGCAGGTCGACCTGGTACACGGTTGCTCCTGACGGCTTTAACCCCGGCACATCGTGCCCCCCTGAACCAGATGCACCCCGGCACGACGTGCCCCCCACCCCGGCACCAGATGCCGGACACCCCGGCACGACGTGCCCCCAGAACCGTAAGGGAACCGTAAAGGAACCACCATTCTCTGCGCAGCCCGGCAAAACGCCCGGTTCGGTGAAGCTGGGTTTCGGGCTGACCGATCTGCTGGCTGACAACCCTCACGGTGCCTCGGAGCAGGTGCTGGCTGACTGGCTGACCTGCAGGAAGCGGATGCGGGCTGCGGTGACCAGCACGGTTTGGGATCGGGTGAACACCGAGCTGGGGCTCTGTGTGGAGGCCGGGATCAGTGCTGACGATGCGTTGGCCGAGGCACAGGAGGCGGGCTGGCGCGGATTCAAGTGCGAGTGGGTGCTGAATCGGATGGAGCGGGCCAGCGCCGATAGCAACGCCCCGCCGAGCCGTGCTCGAGCATCACCCGGAAAGCAGGAGCTGGATCACGAGGATACGAGCTGGGTTACTGATGGCGAGGAGGTTTGACGTGGACAAGATCGACGATTTGACCGAGAAGGCGGCAGGGGTGCTGATGGCGGGTGCTGGGCAGGTTCCTGCTGCACCTGCGGCGCTGGGTGACGAGGCGGTGCGGGTGGTGAACCTGTTGTTCGAGCGGCTGTGCGCGATCAAGCCGGCCTACCGGCAGGCGTGGCCTGATGACAAGGCGCTGGGTAAGGCCAAGCGGGAGTGGGTGCGGGCGTTCATGGCGGCGGGCATCACCACGGTTGAGCAGCTGCGGTTTGGGCTGGAGGCCTGCAGGGCAGACCCGAGCGACTTTGTGCCGGGCCCTGGCAAGTTCATCGAGTGGTGCACGCCTGCGCCAGAGCGCATGGGGCTGCCGAGCCTGGATAAGGCCTACCAGCAGGCACTGCGCATCTCGCACCCGGCCTCGATTGGTTGCGAGCACTGGGATCACGCCGCGGTGTACCACGCAACGCTGGCCTGCACGCGCACGGCGCTGCTGAGCCTGCCGGCCGACCGGTCGCGCTCGAAGTTCGAGCGGGCCTATCGCGATATCCAGAACCGGTTGCTGCGGGGTGAGGTGCTGGCGCCTGCGCCGCCGAACGAGCAGAAGGCTATCCCGCGCATCGCTGACCCTGCCGTGGGGCGAGCGGCGCTGGCCGGCCTGCGGGCTGCGATGGGAGGTGCCAGAGCATGAGCCTCGAATGCCGCACCCAGCTCGATCTGCGCCGCCTGGTCGATGAATACCTGCAGCGTGGCTGGGAGATTGCCAGTCGTAACCCTCTGACCCTTGAACGTGGCCGGATGCGCAGGCAGCTGCGCCATGGCTGCATTGTGGAGGCCTGAATGGACGAGGACCTGACTCCGCTGCGGGCCGCGCTGATTGCGATCAGCATCCCTGCTGCGGTTGGGCTGATTGCCTGGGTGGTGTTCGCATGAGCCCAGAGCATCGCGCTGCCATCCGCCAGGGCGTGAATTTGGCGACTTTGCCGGACGAGGTGCGCAACGAGATTGCTGGCGAGCGAATCATGGCCATGGCCCGCGCGACCGAAGTGAAGCGCAAGGCGGCTGAGCTGTTCGAGATTCGCAATCAGCGGATGAAGGTCGAGCGCGAGTTACACGGCCTGGGTGATCTGGCGCCTGCCGTGCGGGCAGAGCTGAACAAGCTGATCGAGAGGCGCAAACGGTGAAGGCAGTTGGTGAGGTGGTGTCGTGGTGGCTGTCGCGCATCGAGGGCGACAAGGCGCGATCGGAGAAGTATCGGCGCAGCATGGGCAGCCTGATGCGTAAACACGTGCTCCCGCGCGTTGGCAAGGTGCCGCTGCGCAAGGTTGACCGGGTGCTGCTGGACGACAAACTGGTGTTCCCGATGCACCAGGAGCTGGCGCCGCGCTCGGTGCAGAAGGCGCTGCAGGCGCTGGGGCAGGCATTCCGCATGGCCGAGGGGCAGGGGCGCATCACCTCAAACCCGCTTGCTGGCGTGACGTTCCGCGATTTCTACAAGGGCAAGCTGAGACCAAAGCCGGCGGCGCTGTCGCGTGTTGACCTACAGGACCTGGTGCCGCACCTGGTGGCGGTGTTCCGGGCTGATCCGGCCAAGGGAATGCTGCCGTTGATGATGCTGTCGCACGGAACCCGAATCTCCGAGACGCTGCAGGCCCGGTGGGCTCATGTGTCGCTGGATGAGCGGGTGTGGGTGATCCCAGAGGCGAACACGAAGAGCAGGCGCGAGCATGTGTTGCCACTGACGCCGCAAGTGCTGGCGCTGCTGCAGCGGTACCGGGAGGCACTGCCAGACCCACGGCTTAAGGCGGCATGGCTGTTCCCGGTGCGCGGTGGTGAGCGGATGGCGGAAACCAGCGCCCATGCCCTGATGCGTCAGGTGAGCGGACGGAAGTGGACAAGCCACGACCTGCGCAAGCTGATGCGCTCCAGCCTGGCTGACATTGGCGTTGACCACATGGTGGGCGAGCTGCTGATCAACCACACCCTTGGCGTGACCGCCGAAACCTACCTGACCCGCGATGCAATGGAGCGTCGCCGGGAGGCGCTGGAGCGATGGCATAACCGGCTGGATGAGTTGGGATTTGCCGAAGCGCACGGCGCAAAAGTGGCCGTTCCTGCATTTCTGCCAAATGGCGCAAACCCAGAGCAGGCGGGCGATTGCGCCGAATCCTGCGTTTCTACACGGAGAGGATGAAGATATGCGGAAACAGGCCTCAGCTGTGACGAAGATGCAGGCGCTCGGACGCCTCAAGGCAGGCAAGCAGAACAAGACGGAAGCGGCCTATGACCGACACTTGGCAGTGCTGCAGGCTGCCGGTGAGGTGGCTTGGTATCGCTTCGAGGGCATCAAGCTGCGGCTGGCTGACAACACCTTCTACTCGCCCGACTTCGCGGTGATGCGTTCAGATGGGCAGATGGAGATTCACGAGGTGAAGGGGCATTGGACGGACGACGCCAGGGTGAAGATCAAGGTGGCCGCTGAACAGTACCCGTTCGTTTTCATCGCGGTGAAGAAGAAGGCCGCCGGCTGGGAGGTTGAACGCTTTGACTGACCGCATCGAGTGGGAGCGGGTCGAGCCTGGGCTTGATCTATGGGAGACCTGCGACGGATACCGTCGCACGGTTGAGGTAATGCGGGGTGAGCGGGTGTTTGTGGTCAATGGGCCAGGTGGTGCGCTGCTGTTCACCAGCCCAGACCCTGATCAGTTGGACAAGTGCGTGGCTATCCATCGTAAGGAGCAAGCGTGACAAGTCGGCGTGACATGGTGGAGCCGGAAGTGTGCAAGGCATGCAACGGCAAAGGCACAACGATGGGCATTTTCCATCAGTTGGACTGCATTGCCTGCGATGGCATCGGCTGGCTGCCGGTGGCGGGACAGGATCTGGCCCAGCAGCTCGGGCGGCAGCTGACCCGGCAGATTGCTCGGGCCAACATCCTGCAGGCGCTGGTGCAGTCCCGCGGCGGTGCCCAGGGTGCAGAGCGTGATTATCAGCCCAGCCGGCGCGATGGCGTACTCGGTCACTATACGGGGGATTGATCCATGATCTACAGAGACGCAGGGCACTGCATTGCGCGGGTGATGTCGATCGAGACCAACGATGGCACGGCAAAGGCTGGGTGGCAGATGCGGTATCAGTCTGGCTTTCCTGAAACGCGGGGTGAAGGGTCAGGGCTGAGTGCTGAGGAACGCCTGACTCAGGACGCGATGACACGGGGAATGCTGCACAGGGAGTTGTCTCCGGCGCAGTGGTATGCCCTGGTAGCGCGCAGGAGCATTAACAACGCCGAGGTCATGGAGGCAATACACTGGCTGTCACGCAACGCCGTCACGCCAGCGCATCAGCTATTCAGGCTCAAGGCTGTGACCGCATGGGTGATGCCCAAGCTGTCAAACGGGCAGAGGTCTACCCGCAGCCTGCCCGATGCGTTTTATGTGCTGCACACATGGGACAACGACGGCACGCCAGACGGTACGCTGCGCCGCTGGAAGTGCGTCACGGATAAGTGGCTCAACAATCAGCAGGCAGATGCATACGAGGCAGTTGAGCGCCTGCTAGTGGAATACCGTTTGAAGGTAGGCGAGGCGGCGTAGAAAGGGGTTGCATGCAGTGAGCAGATGAGCGACTATTTTGTCATCTTGCACGAGTTTTCACCAAAAGCCCTGGCCTAAACCGCCGGGGCTTTTTTATGCCCGTAATTCACCGACCACGGACGGCCACAAGGGCCCAGCCCGGGACTATCCACTATGAGGAATCACCAGATGAGCGAGCCGGCATCCACGGCGCTTGGCAGCCTTGCGCTGTCCAAGGTCGCCGGCTTTCTGTTTGGCGCCACCTTTGCTGCCATCGTCGTGATGGCGATGACCCAGCCCAAGAGTCGCCGTGAATGGGTTGTCGCGCTGATCTGCACCGTAATCGCCTCGGTATGCGGGGGCGCTGGCGTTGTGCAGTGGCTGGGCCTGCATGTGTGGGCTGAGCACTGGAACGGATCGGTCGCCCTGGCTGGCTTGTACTTCGTGTGCGGCCTTCCGGCATGGGTGTTCGTGCGCGCATGGTTCGCCTATGCCGACAAGCGCCAAGGCACCACGCTGGTGGACATGATCAAAGAGATTCGTGAGGCATTGGGACGGTAATGACTACCAAACTCTATTTGGCCGAGCGCCAAGCACTAGGTGCTTCAGGTGGCAAGGCGTTGCTTCTGGTTGATCAGGATGGTGACGTGATTCCGTGTCAGGTCTCGTGCGATCTGCATCAGGCCGCTGGCGAGGTGTCCACGGTAACCGTGAAGATGACCGTCACCACCTCTGGCGTGACAATTGGCGACCCAGTAGCCAACTTCATGACCCGGGCTAACCGAATGGCCAAGGCGGCTATAGAAGAGCTGGCAATGTTGGCTCGTCACTATAAGCAATCACATGGCCTGCAGTAGCTGCCAGAGGCGGCGTGAATGGATCGCCAAGTGGGCGCGCATCGCCCGGGAGAGAGCACGTGCAACAGTTGCTGGAAGAACTGATCGAAGCGCTGCAGGCGCAGACAGCGGCGATCAACGAACTGGTCAAGACCAACCAGACAATCATTGAGATTGTGACGGATGACGCTGGCGATGGCGGCGCTGACACCATCGAGACGGTAAGTCTCGACACTTATCTCGACGGCAGCACTGGTCGCCGCTGATATGGGCAGGCTCAGCACTGTTAAGCCGCGCGTCCAGATGGCAGAGGGTCGTCAGATGGCGCGAGCAGACGACGTGCAGGTCGATCGCTGGGGCTCTGGCCGAGGTGGTCGCCCTTGGCGCCGCAAGCGTGACCAGATCTTCCTGCGTGACGGCTATACATGTCAGCACTGCCACAAGGTTACCCATGAGTTGGAGCTCGACCACATCGTCAACGTCGCGCAAGGCGGCACAGATGACGACGAGAACCTTCAGTCCTTGTGCATCCCTTGCCACAAGCAGAAGACCGCGCTGGAGAGCCAGCAAGCCCGCTCCTGATGGGTAGGGGGGGGGTGTCGGATTGTCCTGGAGAGAAGGCAGCGGACACCGCGCCCAAACTCATTTGCAGATTTTTTCCCGCTTTGAAGGTATTTGTTAATGGCGCTCACAAACAAACAGCGCCGATTTGCCGAAGCAAAGGCAGCCGGCGCAAGTAACAGAGAGGCCGCTGAGGCCGCTGGATACGCGGCTTCCTCGGCTTCTGCGGCTGGTTCTCGGCTCGCGAAGCATCCCGACGTGGAAGCCTTTGTCGAAATGTTAAAGATCGCGGCGCTGGTTAACACCGAGCTTGGCGACCAGGCAGATGGCTCGCCTGTCGGCGAAATGCCCGACGGCGACGGAGAGTTTCTCGACTCGCTCCCCCAGACCGATGACCCGCTTACCTGGTTGCTCGCGCTCATGAATGAGCCCCGGGCCAAGATATTCGACCGGCGCAACGCTGCTCAGAAGGCTGTTGACTATTTCCACAGCAAGAAGGGCGACAGCGGCAAGAAGGGCGAGAAGCAGGCCGCCGCTCAGAAGGCTACTGGCGGAAGGTTCGGCGCAGCGCCACCGCCGCCGCTACATGCGGTCAAGTAAGTGGACTGGTCTACTGCCTGTCCTGACTGGGCTGAGAGGCTCAAGAACGGACAGACGATCATCCCTGCGCCAATTTTCAAGGCTGAGGCCGAGCGCGCGCTCAATATTTTCAAGCAGCTGCGAGTTGTCGACCTTCCGGGCAAGCCGACGTTCGGCGAGTGTTCAGATCAGTGGGTGTTCGATTTTGTCGGTGCGATCTTCGGTGCCTATGACGCCGAGACTGGCAACCAGTTGATCAGGGAGTTTTACCTCCTGATCAGCAAGAAGAACACCAAGTCGACCATCGCCGCAGGCATCATGCTGACCGCGCTGATCCTGTGTTGGCGCGAAGAAGAAGAGCATCTGATCCTGGCGCCGACCAAAGAGGTCGCCGACAACAGCTACAAGCCGGCGGCAGGGATGGTGCGGGCGGACGATGAGTTGTCCGACATGTTCCATATTCAGGACCATATCCGGACCATCAGTCATAGGGTTAATCGCAACAGCCTGAAGGTTGTTGCTGCCGACACAGACACCGTATCCGGCAAGAAGGCTGGCCGGGTGATGATCGATGAGCACTGGGTGTTCGGGTCAAAGCCCACCGCTGACGCCATGTTCATGGAGGCTACTGGTGGGCAGGTGTCGCGCAATGAGGGCTGGGTGATCTACCTCACCACTCAAAGCGAGAAGCCACCGGCCGGCGTCTTCAAGGAGAAGCTGCAGTATTACCGCGACGTGCGCGACGGAATCATCGTCGACCGCAGATCGCTCGGGGTGTTGTATGAGTTCCCGGAAGCGATGGTTAAGGCCAAGTCCTACATGGACCCCGCCAACTTCCATTTCACAAACCCAAATCTTGGCCGCTCAGTCAGCAGGGAGTGGCTGGAAGACCAGCTGCGAAAGAGAAAGGACAAAACAGACGGGTCGCTGCAGGTATTCCTGGCGAAGCACCTCAATGTAGAGATCGGGCTGGCGTTGCGCTCTGATCGCTGGGCTGGTGCCGAGTTCTGGGAGGACCAGGTCGAGCCGTGCACGCTCACCCAGCTGCTGGAACGCAGCGAGGTGGTTGACCTTGGAGTCGACGGCGGCGGCCTTGATGACCTTCTTGGGCTTTACGCTGTAGGCCGGGAGAAGGATACGGGCCGCAAGTTGGGATGGGGATATGCCTGGGCGCACCCATCAGTGCTCAAGCGCCGGCAGGATATCGCCCCCGCCCTGCAGGACTTTGCAAACGACGGCCACCTGACACTGGTTGAGCGCGTTGGCGAAGATGTCGAAGAGCTGGCCGACATCTGCGAGCAAGTGCACGACGCTGGGCTGCTCGACAAGATCGGCTGTGACCCGGTTGGGCTCGGCACCATTCTCGATAAGCTGGAAGAGCGCGGAATACCCAACGACAAGATTGTCGGCGTAAGCCAAGGCTGGAAGCTGGGCGGCGCTATCAAGACTGCCGAGCGTTGGCTGGCGGACGGCTCATTCGCCCCTGCAGAGCAACCGCTGATGGCATGGTGTGTCGGCAACGCCCGGATCGAGAATCGCGCCAACTCAATACTGATTACCAAGCAAGCCTCTGGCTCGTCGAAGATTGACCCGCTAATGGCCATGCTCAACGCAGTGACGCTGATGGCACTTAACCCGCCAGCGGCAACCAAGAAATACCAAATGTTCGTGCTCGGCTAGCGCCAGGCAGTAACCAACAGACCCGCTTCGGCGGGTTTTCTCGTTTCTGGAGGTCCGAATGGATCTGGAAAAGATGGCGGCCAGCACAACTCGCGTGCACAGCGTCGTGACTATCAAGGCGGTCGATGATGAGGCGCGTGAGTTCGTGGGCATCGCGTCGACGCCAGCGACCGACCGCATGGATGACATCGTCGAGCCGTCGGGTGCCGAGTACAAGTTGCCGCTGGCGCTGCTTTGGCAGCACGATCGCATGCTGCCGGTAGGCACCATTCTTACCGCAAAGGCAACCAAGGCCGGTATCGAGGTTCGTGGAAGCATCCCCAAGGTCGATGCGCCGCAAGGGCTGGCTGCGCGACTGGAAGAAGCCTGGCAATCACTCAAGCATCAGTTGGTGCGGGGGCTTTCTATCGGCTTCCGCCCGCTGGAGTACAGCTTCATGGATAACGGCGGCATCCACTTCACTAAGTGGGAATGGCTGGAGTTATCCCTGGTGACCATCCCGGCAAATGCCGAGGCCACCATCACCTCTATCAAGTCGTTCGACCGCGAGCAGCTGGCCGCGTCAGGCAAGAAGCTGCCCACGGTTGTGCGCATTGATAAACCTGCCGGCGCTTCGGCAAGCATCACCAAAAACCTCAAAGCACCGAAGCCCCAGGAGGGCAATGCAATGAAAACCATCGCAGAACAAATTGCCGACTTCGAGTCGACTCTGAAGCAAAAACAGGCCGGTATGGACTCCATTCTGGATAAGTCCGCCGAAGAGGGCGCCACCCTGGATGCGGAGCAGCGCGAAGAATACGACACGCTGAAGTCTGAATCAGACGCCATCGAAAAGCACCTCGAATTGCTGCGCGACCGTCAAAAGCGCGAAGCCAAGTCAGCCAAGCCCGCGACTCCTTCTGTCGGAGGCGAGCAAGCCAAAGAAGGCACCGGTTACGAGATCGGCAAAGGCCTGCAGGTGCGCGCCAAGAATACCCAGAAGCTGGAGCCGGGCGTTGCCTTCGCGCGCGCTGCCAAGTGCCTTGCGCTGGGTCATCTTGAGCACCGCAATGCCATCGATATCGCCAAGTCCCTGTACGACGGCCAAGACTCGATCATCGCCGCCACGCAGCGACTGGTCACCAAGGCTGCGGTTGCGGCTGCGACCACCAGTGATCCCACTTGGGCTGGCCCGCTGGTTGGCGAAGAGACTTCGGTTTACGCCGACTTTGTCGAGTACCTGCGCCCGCAGACCATCATGGGTCGCTTTGGACAGAACGGCATTCCTTCGCTGCGCCGGGTTCCGTTCCGTGTTCCGCTGATTGGCCAGACCTCTGGCGGTGACGGCTACTGGGTTGGTGAGGGTCAAGCCAAGCCGTTGACCAAGTTTGACTTCAATCGCACCACGCTGGAGCCGCTGAAGGTCGCCAACATCGCCGTCGCAACCATGGAAACCATCCGCGATTCCAGCCCGTCTGCTGATCTGATTATTCGTGACCAGCTGGCCGCCGCGCTGCGTGAGCGCCTGGACCTGGACTTCATCGACCCGGCCAAGGCCGCTTCTGCCGGCGTCAGCCCGGCTTCCATCCTGAATGGCGTTACCGGCATCGTCTCCAGTGGTACTGATGCGGATGCGGTTCGCGCTGACCTGAAGGCGCTGTACGGCCAGTTCATCGCAGCCAACAACGCGCCGACCTCTGGTGTGTTCGTGATGCCGGCCACTGTGGCTTTGTCGCTCAGCCTGATGGTCAACCCGCTGGGGCAACCCGAGTTCCCCGGCATCACCATGATGGGCGGCACGCTGTCCGGTCTGCCGGTAATCGTCTCCGAGTATGTGCCTGCGGATACTAGCGGCCACATCGTGGCCCTGGTTAACGCCAGCGACATCTACCTGGGTGACGAGGGCGGAATCGATCTGTCGATGTCTACCGAAGCATCGCTGCAGATGGATAACGCGCCGGACAATCCGACCAGCGCCACCACTGTCATGGTCTCGCTGTGGCAGCGCAACCTGGTTGGTTTCCGTGCAGAGCGCACCATCAACTGGGCGCGTCGTCGCGACTCGGCTGTTGCGTACCTGACCGGCGTCAACTGGGCGTAACCGAGCCATCTGGCTCAAGGGGCTGCACCGCGGCCCCTTCTACGAGATGGCACGGAGAAGATCATGAAAGTTATCTTTACGCACAAGAGCGGTCGGCAGCAGGAAATGCAGGAACGCTTTGCGATCCCGTTGCAGAAGTTGGGGCGCGGCACCTACATGACCCGCGATATGCGGGCGAACGAAGTGCCGGCACTTGAAGTGGTCGAGACTCCGCCGCCCCCCGCCGTCGAGACCTCGGCGTCTGACGCGGTAGAAAAACCAGAACCGAAGCCGGCCAAGCGCCGCGCTCGCAAGAACACCGAAGCAAACCAAGAGTAAAGGCCCGCCATGCGACTTTTCGGGATGGAGATTAAGCGCCGCGAGAAATCCGTGTCGCAGGTGCCTGCGTCCCGTGGTTGGTGGCCAATGGTGAGCGAGCCTTTCACTGGGGCATGGCAGCGAAACAAGGAGCAGCGCCTTGATTCGCTGCTTCAGTACCCTACGCTGTATGCCTGCGTTTCTCGCCTCGCCACTGATATCGGCAAGCTTCCGTTTGCGCTGAAGGGGCGGGCGTCTTCTGGAATCTGGCAGACCGTGGAGAATTCTGAGCTGTCGCCTGTGCTGGCAAAGCCTAACCACTATCAGACGCCGCAGCAGTTCCGGGAAATGTGGGCGCTTTCGAAGTTTACTCAGGGCAATACATACGGCCTCAAAGAGCGCAATGCCAGCGGAGTCGTGGTTGCCGTTTACCTTCTTGATCCCT